GTAATTTTCGGTGCCTATGACTTGGGTCATGTAATGATAACGCTTATGTTGTTCGCGCTTACCGTCGCGATCTGATTAACCGCGATGGCGACTGGCGTGTTCGAGACCGTCATACTGGCGACCGTTCCGACTTGGACGTTCGAGAGATAGACCCCCGGATTTTCAGCCATAATCGCCCCGGAAATATCGAACGGTGATACGGATGATCCGACGATAAAACCCGGTAGAGTTTGGCTAGTGCCGTTCTGGTCGATGATCTGCACGAGACCGGCGGCGTAGTCGAGAATCGATTGGGTGATCGCGTCCGCGTTACCGTTGGGGGTCGTGACGGTGACCTGAATGGGGACGGCGGTGGGGCGGTCAAAGAGGACGGTGTAGGTCTGGCCGCTGGCTGGTTCGATAACGGAGACCGACGTGCTGCCGTTCCAAGCCGCACCGCTGGATTTATTTTCGAGGAGAGCTGCCGCGACCGCTGTGTTTGTTCCCCCTTCCACGCAAGCGTAAACGGAGCGCGCGACCATCGAGATGCCGTTGATCGTCTCGGTCGTGGCGGCGATGTTCTCTTGGAAGGTGAGGCTTGTCACGCCCGGCGTCTCATAGAGCGCCGATGTGATTGCGGCGGCGAGAGATATGCTGTTAAAAGCGAGGGTATTTAAACGATAAGCACGAAACGCTTGGTCGCTCTGCGTTGTGGCCCCTACAGTCCCTGCTGTCGTGTTATTTACCGTCTCCCAGCCGAGAATTCCGGTCACGATGATATTAAGCGCGTTTTCCGCGCACGGAATCGCCCCGTTTGCGGAAGACTGGAAATTCACGGTCGCGCTTCCCCCTGCCCCTAAAGTAACGGCGGCGGTGGACACGAAAAGGTCTCCGGCGGCGGTCTGCGCCTGAACCCCAGATGGGATCGTGGTACCAGCAACGCCCGAAAGGGTGACGTTCGGCACGACCGTCGGCGACCCCGGCGTCCGCTGGATTCCGGTCAGCAGGCCTATAGCGTCAAGAAAAGTACCTCCGGCCACGTTAGGGTTGATCTGATTTGCAAGCGCCGCGTTATTGTTGATGACGTTATTCCGCGCCAGCGCCTCGGCGGTAATCATGACGCCCTGCGGGGTGTCGGGCGTTACGATTAAATCCGCTCCAAAGGCCTGCAACCATTCCGATTGAACTTGAGCCAAAGTCCCGCTGGTGTCCGAGACTATGACGCCTTGATCGGTTAGGTACAAATACGCGGTCTGGGTCATGAGAGGGGAATCTCCTGCGTAAGATAAATTTCGCCATACACGGATTCAATCGTCGCTGTGTATGATAACGTCCCCTGCGAAACGCTGATAGTTAAACTTTGGATTCCCACAACGCCGTTGACGCTTGTAATCGCATTGCGGAGGTAACTCTCGTAGACGGATAGATTAGGCACCCCGGCCCATACCGCTTGGAAGTACGGAATTCCTAAAGTCGTTTGAAGGATAGCTTCACCTAAGCGAAGGAGAGAAGTGGATTGACACGCCGCCTCGACTGCGGACTGGCCCTGCAAAATAGCGACGTTTCCGTTCGGCAATAAGTAAATGTCGTTTGCGGGGAATGCCGTTGTTCCGAATGTCTGGGTCATTCTACGACCATGCACTTCCGTTATAAGTTGAAACTCCGTTCTCCGTGGAGTCGTAAACCATGAATCCTTGCTTCGGAGAAGGGATAGCATTTTTTTGCGTTGTCGTCATTACGGGCAGTTTAAAAGCTCGCGTCGTCGATTGGATGTCGAGGATCGCGTTCGGACTTTGCGCGTAGGCCGACTGGTCGGTGATACAAGCGTTCCCCGTGCCTAGACTGATGCGCACCGAACCGTTGAGGGCTTGGAGAACGACGTTCGACGCGTCGGCAGTCTGGATCGTAACGCCGGTAAGCGCGGCTGGAATAAACACGCTGTCCGCAAAATTATGCTTTCGCGCGGTATTGGGGACGACCATGTTCCAGAACTGTTTAAAAAGCGAAATATCCACGTCGTTGGCTTTTAAGAACCCGAGGTCTCCGGTCTTTATCGGGAAGTTTAGGACAAATCCTCCCCCACCTATCTGGATGACCGGCACCGATTGGACTGCCGCCCGTTTGACCGTCACACCTTGTGTCGTCACCCGAGAAATAAGCGGTTGAACCTGTGCGGTATTGCTCGTCCGACTGTACGCGACGACTTGCGCCGGAATCATGTCATCGACAAAGTTTTGGAGAAATTTTGCGAGAACGACGTCGAACATGCCGACCATCGAGTCGTCATTCGTAGGGTTCCGTGAGGGTGGGCCAAAGTTAAAAGTCATTGCGGGCTACCCGTCGAAAGGGGAATACGCAAGTCCATGATCCAGTAAAATGGCGTCTGCCAACTCGCTACGTCAAATCCTAGTTTCGCGATCAGGTATTTTCCGTTCACCCCCGGATTGATCTGGCTTTGTAAGTTAACAGGCGCTCCGATCTTGACTTCGTTTTTGATTAATTGCACCGCGCGCGCGCCGATTTCGGTGAGTTGTGGGACTCCGACCATCCCCGTTTGAGGATTTACGTCGATAGGAGGAACGGCTCGAGCGACCCCGTTATCTGTGACCACAAGGCTCTTGCTCGTGTCGTCGATGTACGCGTTTATATAGCCTAGTTCCTGCAATTTTTTGACCTGAACCGGTGCGGCGCCCGTAAAATGGTAATTCCCGATAGTTGGATTCTGGCTCGCTTGATAATCAAGCGTTAGGCTGTTGCTGGTCGCGATCTGCTGGGCGATGACCTTGAGGGTCGTTATCGGGGCCGCACTGTAGGCGCCAATAAGTCCCATCGCCCCGACTTGGGAGAGAGATTTAAATATCAGACCTATGTCCGGCGGTTGGGTCGGGGTGCATGCGATTGACTGACCGGCGGCGATCTGGAACGTCCCGTAGGACTGCCTTCCAACTTCGAGAGATATATTCGCGACGGTCTTGTTCTTGGCCCACAAAGACGTCCGGTTAATCAAAAGGTCGCGTGTGGTTTTGTTGATATTATCGATTCGAATTGCGAAGTCGGCAAAATTGCCGTTAACGTACTTCGTCCCGCTCGCCGAGATAAAATAATTCTGGTCGTACACAAACGTCTCGCCTGTATCGTTAAGGCTGATCTGAAGCCGAATGAGGCGGTCGTCGAACGCCTTCATGATTACACCCCCACATAGCCGACTGGCGAAAAACGCAAAGGGAGAGCCGCAATTGGATTAAAGAATGATTCGGTGACCGTGGGGACTTGTGGAGAAGCTGCTACAGGCGGTGTGCGGAACGCCGCTAACTCCGCTGCGGTAAAATAAAAGAGCGACTGCGTCAAGGTAAACTGCTCGTACGTCGGAAGCTGCTGGTTCGCCGTCAGGAAAGAGAAATTTCCGGCCTCAAGGTACTGGGAAGGGATGATCGGCCCGCTTGCGGGTGCTTGCGCGTTGTCGACGACGTCCGTGCCGTTTAAAGTGATGCTCACCGTCGTTACGCCGTTACAGGTGCGGACCGTCAAGTCGTAGAGGTTCCCATCAAGCGTCGTCGTGAATGACTGATTGGCGGTCTGTTGGAGGGGAAGTCCTACCGGCATTACGATCCACCTCCACCAAACGAGGTCGAGAGCGATTGTTCGCTTGTGAGCGTCTGAATGCTCCCCGTTGGGACATTGTCGATCTGGGGTATTCCCACCGTCTGCGGCCCCTGCTGGACTTGGTTGGCCGTGGCCGTGGGTGGGTAGACGCTCGAATAAGCCGTCCCGGGAGACGTCTGCGTCCCGAGCGTTGTTTGGGTGCTGGTCGGCGCGTAGCTGTTTTGTTGCCCTAGCGCCTGCGTGTTGGACTGGGTGGGGTCGGCCGGCGAGAAGTTGGAGGAGGTCGCCGCCTGATTAACGAGTATCTGGCGAAATTTTATGACCATCTGGAACGCATCGTAAAGCTGCGTCGTTTCCTCGTGTGGAATGTCCGCGATGACCATGTTCGCGTAGTTCGCGGTCTTAAGCTGAACGGTGAGCAGACCCTTAGTCTGGAAATACTGATAAATCTCGGCGTAGGTGCTGCGGTAGTCTTGCGCCTGCACGATGACCGTTAAATCGATCTCGACGGGGAGGTTTATGCTATAGTCGGTGATGACCTGCCCCGTTTCAATAGGGTGGTCAAGCAGGCGCGAAGGCTGCCGGACGGTAGCGCGCATCGGGCGCGCGGCCTCGAAAATTTGGGTGAAGCCGTCGAGAACGGCGACCGAGTCGTAGGCTTGCGTCGACAAAAAAAGGTCAACGGCGGTAACGGCGATGCTCCCCAAAATAGCCATTATTTAACGACCCCGTCGTCCCAGTTGCTTACCACCGAACGATACGCGCGATGCAGTTCCGAGACAATGGCGTCGGCAATGCCGGGCGCGTCCTTCGCTTGCGTGTGTACCTCGACCTTTCCGATTGAGATAGAACCTCCACCGCCCGCGGTCGGCGCATTAAAGCTGCTCGAATCGGCCTGCGCGACCGTGTCTTTCCCTAATGCCGCAAGCAGCCTCGTATCGGACGACCACGGCTCGATTCCGCGTTGGTTATAAAGGAGAGCGGCAACTTTTTGCTGTACGTCTTGGGGGGCGGACATGGCCGTCGGGTATTGCTTTAAGGAAACCCCGGCTTTCGGAGCAAAATCTTGCCACGTTCCGTTGGTGATCTGATAATAGCCGCTTGCGGTAGAGGCAGGAGTTCCTCCCGGGCCGCTGGCGTTTAAGACGTTTCTGTTGCCGCTTTCGTATTGTGAGATTAAGGGCAGAACTTTTGACGCATTATTTCCATTGTCAGGGTTCGACTGGCCCTTAAAACCAGTGAGCGCTGCGCTTATCAAAGACCCCGCGCTAAAATTCCCGGATATCAGAGTTGCAAGGATATTGTTCCACGATGTCTGGAACCCCGTCAGCGGCCCGAGAATTCGAGAGAAAAGCCCGACGAGCGACGATCCGAGGTTCTGTAAAGACGCCACGAAAGAGCGTGTCGAGTCCTCGCTGGCCTTGTTTGCCTTTATGAATTTTTCTTGTGTCTGGATTAAATCATCAAGCGCCGCGCCGCCCTCGCGTAAAGCGAGATAAAACTCCTGTGGCAGACCGAAAGCCTGTGCCGCTTGCTGGAAACGCTGGCGACCCTGATCCTCGGGGAGGTTCTTAATTTCGTCGGAAAGCGACCGCAGGAAAGGGAGGATTTGCTTGGTATCTTGCCCCGTCCGCTGGAGGTATTGGGAATAGGTCGTAAACCACTTTGTAAAAGCCCCACCGGGCGCTCCGAGGCGCTCGAAGGCCTGATCCCACGCCTGTATCTCCTCGGCGTTTTGCCCCGTAAGGGCGCGCGTCTGTTGGAGGTTGAGGTTCAAGTTAAGCGCATCCGAAGCTATTGATTTTATCCCCTCGAATCCGGCAAACGCCGCTATCGCTGAAACACCGACGCTGACGAGCGAATCAGCGAGTTTATCGGTACTCTCGGCCTGCTTGTCGATAAGTTTGGTCTGGTCGCGAAGGTCTTGGGTGTAGGCGACGCGCTGTTTCCGCAACTCCTTAAGCTGCTTTTCCTCTTTCTCGGTGCGCTTATCGCCCTTTGCCGCAAGCTGGCTGATCTGCTGGTCGAGCTTATTCGCGTCGTCGCTCGCGCCCTTAGTGTCCGACTTAAAAAGATAGACGAAGGTGTCAACGGTGGTCATGGTGCGCGCCTCCGGGAAGCTACCCACGCATTATAGCGCGGTATCACTACGCATTCCCAGAGCAAGAATGCGTCCTCAAGTGAATAGATGGTTCTTAATTCGTGGAGGGTCGCTTTTCCGTCGGCGATGATCGTTGCAATGAAGCCGTCAACATTTCTGAAATCTTGCTGTCGATCATCCCCGTCAGCCGCTCGAAGAAAGTTAAGACTTTTTCTTCCAAAAAAAAACCGAAGTTATATTTGAACATCTCCCGTTCAATACGCATCATGACCACAGCGTCAGGGACGTGGTTATCAACGAGTTCCGTGGTCGATAGGCGAATAGGGGTCCCGTTCTTTTCGACGGCGACGTACGACAGCATCTTAAGGGCTACCCCTTCATTCGCCGAATAGTCACCGACCTTAGGGAGCGCAGTAAGCGGCCACTGGCACAGAATCTCACGGCCAGCAACGGCAGGGATTTTGTAGAGCAGATATTTATGGGACTTGCCGGAGGCGTCCTCGAACGTCGCTTCGGTGTGCTGGTCGATCATTATCCGCCGACCTTGCTCTGGAAGGCCATGCCGTAGACTTTCGTCTTTTGCTTGCCGCTGCTCGATACCGAGCGTCCGGGCATACCCGAGAGCAGCTTACCGCCCGTCAGAGTGACTTGAGAACCGTCGGGGTAGACGACCGTAATGGTCAAGATGTCCTGAACGCTATTTTTGCCCTGCGCGACGCGGTTAGCGTCAAAAAGGATTTGAAGGTTCTGGTCGTCGGTGCTTCCGGGGATGACGGCGAGGATAGCGTTTAAACGGACGGCCTTCGCCCATGTTATCAGGTCGCCGTTCAGCCCCATCTCCGCGTCGGCAATATCGACCGTGTTTAAATCCAGAGGGTCGGTATCAGCCGCGAATTGCGTGATGACAAGCCCGTTGGGAAACGTGTTGCTGGCGATCAAGCTACATACGAGGCCAAAGCCGGAGACGTCCAAAGACATTTATTCCCCCTAGATGAGTACGTCGGTGCCGCTCACAAAGCGGATGACATCGTTCTTGGAATAGATAAGCGTGTAGACGGCCTTGTACTGGGTCAGTCCGTTGACGACATACGGCGTGATGACGACGTTAAACCAATAACCGATGCTCTGGACTTGCTGCCACGCCGTTGCGCTGCCGGTAGCTTGCGTGATGTAAAGCTGCTGGGTGGTCGTGAGCGTCTTGCCGGAACTTATCGTGCCGTTAAACTTGGCTTGGTTAATAATCGCTTGAACAGCGGTCGTAAGCTGGGCCTGCCCGGTCGTATTGGCCGGCACTTCGGCAAGCGAAAGCAACAGCGTCATGATCGCCGCGCCGATAGCGTCTTTTAGCCAAATCTCGTTTGCGTAGATACCCATGTCCTGCGGGTTGGTCGCGATACCGAACATCACGCCGCGCTGGAAGAACGAGAGGAGTTGCCCTGCGGTCTGGGTGTTGCCGTAGTAATTGAGCAAAAGCGCGTCGTACGTGGCTTGAAGCGCGCCGGTCGTAACGGAGGCTGTATCGTTAAACTCTTGGTACATATAGTTCTGGACGCTGTTCCGCTTCGTGTAGTCTGTCGCGGCCAGAATCATCATCGGTTCCATCTCGGAATATGCGCCCGCTTGAGGGGAGACGAGAACGCCAGCGCACCCGCCGATAGTGGCGAGGCCCGCGCACCACGTCGATGCATTGGCCGCCGTGATCGAGACGAGGAACATAAACTGGTTATTCGGCGTGAGGCTGTTGTTCCAGTTCGCAGCCGCTTCGATGGTCGCCAATACTGGCGCCAGAGCGGTCGTAAAGCAGAACGAGCCGAAATTGTTGGTCAGGTTAATCAGGTTATTAAGATTGGTAGTGATCGTCTGCGCTGCCGTACCGTTGGAGAGGATAGCGCCCGTGAGCCACCCCAGTGGCCCCGCCATGTCGGTTATTGAGCCAGCCGTGACCGATACGACATCCGTTCCGGTTGTGCCGCTGGTGAGGGTAAATTGAGGCAGGCCGCCCTGCGTGGGGGTAGCGTTATAGGCAACCGTCGCACCCGTCCACGCCGCACCGCCCGCAGAGACCGCGCGTATAGCCGCTTGGAGGGTCGCCGCGACCGCGGCAAGGCTGGCGTCGCCGCTAAAATTAACGCCCGTAAGGTGGTCTGTATAGCCGCCCAGCGTGAGGGTAAAATCGCCCGTGGTAATGGACGTAAATGTCGAGAGATTGAAGGTTTCCTGCGCCCCGTAAATGAGAGACCCGGTCGCTGCGTCGTTGTTCCAGTTCCAGAAGCTGATCTGATTCGCTTGCGAGATATTCTTGCTGATCCAGCCAAAGTAAAATACAGCGCGCAGATATTCCTCGGACGATGTTCCGAAATACGTCCCAACCGCTGCGGCAGATGTGAAGCTGACAACCGCGCCGGTCGGGATGAGTGGGTTTCCGCTGATGACCAACGCACCGAGACTGCGCGTCGAGACGTTATTGCCACCGCCGACACCGCTGGTGATTAAACAGTAATTAGAAATTGGGATTGGCATGAGAGTTATTTCCTCTGCTTACACTTATCAAAGTGAAACCTAATCATCGGCCCCTTGCCTCCACTTTTATCACAATGCGGGCAAGTTACAATGGGGTTAGGTAGATGACGGCTAGCCATTCTCATTTTTTGACGCGTCTCTTCTGAAAAAGTTTGTCCAGTGCGGCTTTTGTTTCCGATTAAAGCCACTGATCTTTTTAAAATCATTTCTGCAGGTTGTTTTTTACCACGCCAAGCATTACCGCAATTTTTAGCTTGTTCTTGCGTTAGTTTCCTTCCTTTGTTTGCCTTACTGATTCGTCGACCAGTTTCTGGCAAACGTTTGCGTGTGCGATGAAATTCTGTGACCCAAGCTACCCATTCGGGGGAAGCTTTTCGACCGCGCCTTTTGGAAACTCCTTTTTCAATAATTTCTGGGTCTGAATGATTCCAAACGCCTGTAATACTTTTATTTAAAAATTGATCGTTGTGCCTAACATCAAATTTATACTGTAATTCCTGTTCGCGCTGCATTGCCTCTTGGGGCGTAGAGCATATTTTATCAATTAAAATAATGTCCGGTGGGCCATTAATCTCAACGAATTTTTTAACGTATTCGGAACTAGTAAAGTAATCTTTCCATAGGTCATCTGGATGACAATTTTTAGCCCAACGCGCCCCGATATAACGCTTCTTATGGGATGTCCATTCCAATATATAAGTGTATGGAATTGATTGTATTTTTAGGGCGACGACAGGAATGGCGGCCTCCCTAGACGGACAAAACTTGGAGTTCGTCCGACAGTATAACTGGGATTACGCTCGTTACAATCTGTTTATGTGTCAGGCGAAAGTCGCAACTCGGACTCGCTTCATAGCGTACTCGGTCGTCTGAAAAATAGGGGTTCCTGACTTGCGCTATATTCAGAATACCGACACCCTGCGCCTCGAAACTGGCAATGGTCGATCCGGTTTGCATGACGTAGACCCCGTAATTCAGAATATCAGAGGCCGTAAGCGATTCGACGTTCGACGGGTCTTGCGTCGCTAGAGCGCTCATCTGGAAAGTGGATATGTATTGCTGGGTCTCGGTATAGCCTTGCGCGCCGATTGAGGTCATAGCCCGTGCTGATAATGTTCCCGGCGCGTAATTGAGGATATAGGTTCCCGCCCCGCCGGTTCCTGTTCCAAGCGACGTAATAATCACGTTTGATGGCAATCCGGTACCCGATATAAGCTGATTCGCGGCAAGCGCGCCGCTGGCCACGGATGATACGGTAAGGACGTTACCCGCAATCGATGCGGTAAAAGACGCAGCCCCGCTACCTTGCACCGATATCCTTTGAGGAAAGCCCATGCGCTCGTCGGACACCTTGTAAATAAATATCGATGGACCGCTCGGCGTTCCCTGCTGGGTAGGCTGGTTATTTTGAACGACGGTAATTCCGTTTTGTCCTATGGATTGCAACCCGCTCTTAAGCGTCAATAGGATAAGGGCAAACAGGGCGTTATCAAGCATTCGGCACCTCGACGCAAAGAACGCTGTTCCACCCGTCTATTTGCACCCAGCGCGTTATTGAAAGCGCCTGATACGTTGCGCCCCCAAAAAGAAACTGATCGCTTGTTACATCCCGCCGGATATCGACCACGCTTTGAGAAACATAAATATAAACGTAGTGCTTTTGAAGGTCGAGGCCGAGCAATTCCATAAGCTGGCGCGGAACCGGCTGGACGCTTCCCTTCGTGCATACTGGCATCGCATACGCCGCGTTCCACAGGCCTATCCCGTTCGCCGTGCGCGAGACGAATGCCTTGTAGATGATCGTTTGCGCGGCGATCAGCCTAAAGGCCTTTTTCAAAAGGTTTGATCCCGGAACGCTCACGATTCTTTCCCTACTGTGTGGCTGACCGTGTCGAGCATGATGCCGGATGATACAAGCGGTTTATCCAAAGAGCCTATCGTTATTTTATCAGTGAGCGCCCTGCGGCGCGCGGCGATCGTCCCGGGCTTTAACGGAGGCGACGTTACTGCAACGATGCTTTTCGCGATGTCTCCCGCGGCACGCGACCCTAGAGCGTCCATGACCTGAATTCCTGTCGCCGCACCGCGCACGATGGCCTTTGCGCCGTCGTACATAATCGTGAGCCAGTTGTTTTTCTCGCGATCGGCGGTCGGTCTCATGAAGGGGCGCGGAGGTATTACAATTGTGTGGGCTTGGGTGACGGGAAGACCCGCGCCGTCGGCCTTAGTCACGAATATCGCCCTACCGTCCGGGCCGATCTTATACGGCGTCCCACCGGGGTGCGCGATCGTGGCGCCAAACTCTTGAACCGCCGCGACCTCTGCGACTGAAGTTCCGTCCTCGTATTTCGACGATTCGAACCAACCCGCGCGCGTCTCGACTCCATCAAGCTCTTTAATCCGTGCGGATATCTGCTGGAAAACTTGAGGGTTCTGGCGTCCGCTTTTCGGCATAGCGATACCTCAATACTTAAACCCAGCGCGCCCCAGACCACCCGGTGAATAGAAACCTCCGACCGATTGCGCCTGTAAGAGCGCGAGCAGTTGCTTGCCGTATTCGGTCGAGTTTAGCCAATACTGCCACTGATTCTTGAGCGCGACCGCCTGCACAGAAACGCTTATCTTGTCGATGGTCGCAGAGATGGGAACATCCGAATTTTCCCCTTGCGCGACCTGACTGCCGATCTGGGCCAGATGCGCGGTCATGAGATAAAGGCAATACGGCGTCGCCCCCGCCTGCGCCAAGAAACCGTAATTCGAGTTTGCCACGAATAGACCCGCCGTGTCGTAGTACATTTCTAGGACGGGTGTTGGAAAGACGAGCGCGTTCCCGAATGCGGGAAACGCGGCCCGAAAGGTGGCGTCGTTGTAGAAAAAGGCGGGGGGTGCCGTCATTTAGTTAAAGGCCTTCTTGACCCTGCTCATGATGCCCTCTTCCTTGACGGGGATAATATCCTCGGTCAGGGGCTGGTTAAACGCCGGGGACTTATCGGTAAGAGGCGCAGAGGCGTCTTTTTCCTTCATGTCGCGGGCGACGATATCGGGGTCGATCTCGCTCGAGACAACGATGATATAGCCCTGCTCTTGATGCTTTAAGAACACCGAATTTTGCTGCAATTGCGCGAGTTGTTCCTCGCTGATCTCCGTGCGGATGCCCTTCGGGGTAAAGCGGCCGCGCTCCGATTCGGGGGATGTAGGAATGTTAGCCCCACCGTGGATCAGGACTTGCCAGATGATTTCCGGCTTCATGGTCTTCTCGGATGGGCGAGACCACCCGGTATAATGGCGGCTCCGTGAAAGTGTGGAATATACGAAATTGCGCATGTTGTAACCTCTCGAGGTTTTCGCTCCCGCTTGATTGCGGGCGACATGGTTATGTTATGCCGACCCCTTGTGCCGCACAACGAAAAAGAGCGGAGATTGCTCCCCGCCCTTTGATAATCCATAACGCCATTATAGAAATTATTGATATTAAGTAAAGCCTACGATACCCCTTCAAGCACGGTTACGGCCCACGGACGCTTGCACATGGCACCTGCTGTGGCATTCGCATAATCTTCCTGCCACGCTTTGGTCAGCTTTTGAACTCCGAGGACGCGGAACTTCATCGGGACGACCTGAATCCATACCTTGCCGTCATCGGTGGAGAGGTCGGCGATACGTTCCGGGTAGAGGTAGACAAGACCATTGCCGACCGCGCCGTTTTCCAACTGGATCGCGTCCTGAACGCGTACCAGAGGATAGTTGTCTTTGAGCCACTTGAGAACCGAGTAGCCCAGATCGGACGGGGTCGAGAGATAGTCGATCGCGTTGGTAGGAACCGCCAAAACCGTCGCCATTTTCTTGGGGTCGATGCGGCCCAAAGATTGTGTGCGGAGTTGGACAAACATGTTGAGCAAATCTTGGATGATCTCGAGCATGGTCTTGGTCGACCATTCGGTATGCCCTGTCGCTCCATTAGCCGCCGTCACGATAGGCAAGAGGCCCGGGTCGTTCAGGAAGCCGTAGGTGTTGTTCGCGCCGCTGTTGTAGCCGTAAAAGCCGACGAGGTTGCGGGTGATTTCAAGCTGCTCTCCGCACGATTCGCGCTTCGTCTGGGCGCTGTTGACGCGAACGCGGGCCGAGGTTTCTTCTTCCAAGACGCCGACGCGCATACCCATCTCGAAACGGACGTTCGTACGGGGGACATAGGTCTGGTTCCAGCTTGCCAGAGGGGAATTACCGTCGTCCGTGTAGGGACGGGGATAGCCGGTCATCGCAAGCACGGCCTGAACGATCTCGGCGTCGCTGAACTCGCCCTGTGTGTTGATGCCGATAAGGTTATCGATCTCGCGGGCGGCGGTCATCGTGAAGACCTGACCGGGGAGCCAGTTCTGTAAGAACTGGATCAGACCCGGCACGGATGGGGTCGTGACCGGCCCCTGCACCGAGTCCATCGCGTAGGCGTTCATCATGTCGCGGGCGACGCTGTTCGGTACGCTGATGCCGACTTTGCGCAAGAGGTCTCGAAAACTCACCTCGGAAGAAAACGCTTCTTGAATCGCGTCCATCCCCAATTGATGCACATAGGGACGCTTAATACCGTCCCGGGAGGGAGCAGCGTCGAGCGCGAAGTGAACCTTCGATGCTATTTTTTTATCCATGACGATTTAACTCCCTCTTGGTTTTATTAAGCGTTGGTCAGCGAGATTACCGCGAGACCGCCGTTCCCTGCGGGCTGGAAGAGAATAACTTCCGCGCGGGGGATAGCGGTTTGAGCGTCCGCCGTAACCGTTGTAGACGTTACCGCCACAGCCGGGGCGGGCGTGACCTGATAGGTGCCGGTATTACCTTCGCCGCTGGTGCCACCCGTTCCGTAGGGCTGCACGACGGTATTCGCCGGGACGTTGGTACCCGCGAGGACTTGCCCCGGCAGGATTTCGCCCGACCCGACAGCCGAAACGGTCATTACGCCGGTAGTGGCGATGCTAGCCGTAAAGGACGTGGCGGGAGGAGGCAAGGACGCGGCTGTCATAACGGTAGACGAGATATTGCCGCCGCCGTTTCCAGCGTAATTTGTGTAGTAATTTCCCGTGCCGCCGTAGCTACCGTCGTATCCGGTAATCACGACACCGGCAGCGCCAGTACCCGTAGCGATGGTCATCCCGGGGACGATAGCGCCCGCCGTGATAGCCGAGACCGCGAGGACGCCCGTTGTGGCGTTTAGGGTCGCGGTAAAGGAGGTCGTCTTTGCAAAAGACGCCAGAGCGCCAGTGGTCGTGTCGTAGCACACCGAGTCGCCGAGATTCGCAGGCCCGGGCAGAACAACGATCAGATGACCCATCGTGGTCAACTGGCCGATGACTTGGTTCGGTAAAACGAGGCTCGGATCAAGCGGTCCGGTCGAGGGGCCTTGCGTGGCGTACTGTTTTGGCCCGGTCAAGATTCCACAGAACTGGCCGGTGCCGCCCGCTTTGGCTGTGCCGGAAGAATAGGCATTGCCGGGGTCAGCCGTCAGCGCGGTAAACGCGGTCGAGCCGATTAAGTTATAGGAAGCCGAGGCTGAATTAAGCGTCCATGGGGCCGAGCGTTCGGGGCTATCATCGTACAACTCCCCGGGAATACCGAAGGCATTTTGTACGGTTACGACATTAGGAAAACCCATTTTGAAACCCTTTCGTGGTTAGATTCTTAGTTCTTGAACAACTCGTCGATTTTGCTGCCGTTCGCGCTTGTGCGCGAATCGAGGGCGAACCCGACTTCATCGACCGCCGGAGTGCGACCGTAGAAGAAACTGTCCAAAGCGGTCTGCTCGTTGCCCTTCGCGGCAGGCAAGCCGATCTTGGCGACAGCAGCCTCGCGCAACTGGGAGAGCGTCATACCGTCCGCGCCATCGACCGCGTAACCGAATGCGGACAATTTCCCGAGCAGTTCGCCGTGTACTTTTGCGTCCTGCGCGATGGTCTGCGTCTCGACGATCTTCGATATGGCTTCGATCTTTTGGGCAATAGGAGCGATAGCGGCGTCCATAGCGGCCTTGATCGAGGCGTCCATCGCCTTGCGGTCTTCGGCCTTTTTCTCTTCTTCCTTCTTTTCCTCGGCTTCGTCTTTGGCTTTCTTGTCGCCCGCGGCGTCGGGGTCTTCCTCTTCCATCGCGTCTTTCACGCGTTTGTCGAGGGCTTCAAATTTCTCATCCATTTTTTCGTCCATAGCCTTTAAGCCGTCGGCAACCATCTTGCCAATCGCGTCGAGGGCTTTCTTGGTTTCGTCTTCTTTATCGGCCATGATGATATCCTTCGCGTCAAAGGTGAAACTTAGGTGGTCTAAAACCGCTACATCCGGCCCCATGCGCCCTTCTTTAACGAGCGCGAGGTGATTACCCCGAATGTCTGTCTGAATCGCATCATACTGCTGTCCGTTCCAAACACCAGAGGAAATTTTGTATTTGCAACGGTAGCCGAGCGAGAGTTCCCGTTTTCCTGAAGCGAGCAGATCGTCCATGTTGTCGGAAAACACTTTGATGTTGGCGAGGAGCCTGCCGCTCGCTTTATCGAAATGAATGTTCTCGCCGATTACTCCTTCGACGCCCTTATACTCCGGCGGGGTCATTCCCGATTCGACCGGCCCAAGCATGACGTGTTCATCGATCCACGGAAGCAGTTTGAGCGATTCGATTGTTTCCGGCGCGGAGAGTTCTTCCTCCGAACGCAAGACCATGTACGTCTTATCGGGGTCTAAGTCCGGGCTGATCTGACGACCTAGATAGGGAAAAACCCCGGCTTTGCTTATCGGGTTATCCTTTATTTCTGGCCATCCATTCACATCGAGGTGACGAGCGGAGTCCATCCCGAATAGGTCTAGCGTGTGTCCGCTCGTCTTTCCCATGATTTAACCCTGCTGTTTTTCCGCGTCGTCTGGCATGTCGATAAGCGGTAGGCTATTTTCCGTTACGAGGACGGGCTTTCCCGGTTCAAGGATAACCACGACTTTCACGAGGGCGCGATCTGGTGCCGCGGTGAGACCAAGAAGGTCGTACACGCCCTTGATGATTACGGGGTCGGTGATTTTCGGTGCTTTCGACATAGCGTCTCCTTTTTGAGTAAGTGAATGATTATCTTACCACGCGCCGACGCTTCGTCACCCGTTTTTTGCGCGGGGCGACCGCAACGTGTGCCAGCTTCGCGTCGAGCAACGCTTGAACCACTTTCTCGACCGGAACATCGGGACGGTATTTATCGCGGAACTCCATTGGGTCGAGACTACCCTTCGCGTGATTGCAGTTAAAACAACACGGCACCGTAAAGCCCGCGCCGCCGTCTTTTAGAGGGACGAGGTGATCTCGCGTTTTTATGTGCCGCCGGAATTGATGGAGTTCGGGATATGCCTCTATCGTCTCGCGGTCGAACATTGGTCCGTCGCACCAGAAGCAACTTTCCTTACTGAAAAGCGGCTGGAGGTCGATCCCGGACATTACGCCTCGGCAAAAGAGACTATTGGGATGGCTCTGCACCGGCAGTTAATCAGGTCGCCGGGCTTTCCACGCTGGCCGGTCTTATCATCTATTACCGGAGGGTTGTCTATCCGGTAGACTTTTCCGCTCATGCGCTGGTGGAGTTTACGGGGTTTTTGTCCACCTGACGAATGGAGCCACTCGTATTGTTTGACCCCGACCTTATCCATGCGCGCGAAGTTAAGGTTTGAGAATGCTTTACGCGTCTGATCTCTGGCTATGATCCGCGCGCGCCGGAGCGTAATCCCCTCGTATTTCTTAATGAACGGCACTAGGTCTTGCAGGCCGTTGCCCGTGGTAATAGACCGCATTACGGCCCCCTCGATCTGCGTGAAGTATTGCTCGGGGATCGATTTAATAAGCCCCACGTTCTCCGTAATCGTGGCCGCCAGCACTTCCTTGAGGTCGCCGGTTATAAAGTCGGTCTTGAGCGAAAGACCTTCCGAGAGTGCCTCGAGGCTTGTCTTAAGCGATAGCGCGCTGGACTTCGACTCGGCGTGGGTCATCTTTTCGGCGATAGGCTTTGCCGCAATGTTGAATATCTGGCTCGTGCGCGCGCGTAACGCCTTCATCACGAATTTGGCCTGCGCCGATATTGTCTCATCCTGCGCAAAATACTCTTTCGCGTGAGGCTCGGCGAATAGCGCCCTGATCTCTTTTTCAGTCTGCCGGCACATGCGGGTTATCAGCAAAGACAGGGCTGCGTGATATCGCGCCTCAATAGCGGCATTCGGGTTTAAGGCTTTGCCCCGAAGATATTCCGGCTTGCGCTGATTTGCCCACGCTTGTTTCTTTTTGTTCATCTATCCCTCAAGTAATCCGGTATTGCCGGGAGGCGCATAGTAACGTCTTTGAGGGTGTGGGTGCAATCGGACTGATAGGAAAGCTGCCCCCGGATTAGCGTGTAATGGCAGCGTGAAACGAGACGCTTTTGCACGGACCGCTCTATCACAATATGAGGGGAAAACGTGGGGGCGATGATATTACCGTCCCACTCCCATCTACATCCTTGAGGGTTTTGCCAGTCGGTGTGGATGTCGTGCATTTCGCGGCATGCGGGGCAGTAATGGAAATAACCGCCCTCTGACTTTCGCAAAAACTGGCTTATAAGACCCACCGCGAACCCTGTTCCTATTTTTCGCCGCTCTCCGATTTGTCCGATTTAATATCCCCGGTCACGTCCTGCTCTTCGGAGAGGTCTTCCTCTTCCGGCTCCCGATCCGCGAGGCCGTTGTAGCCCGATTTTTTATCAGCCATTAAGCGATTGCGCTCGTCGACGCCATCTATGGCGCCGGAGTTGACAAGGTTATTCCCGATGCGCGATTCGATCTCTTTGATATCGGCCTGCTCTTTGGCGCTCGGGGTGTCGACCGAGTTCCACTTGATGACGGGCTTCCACCCGGTAGGGATTTCGCTTCCAAACATGGGGGCGACTTCGGACACCATAAGCAACTCGTGGTGGCGTTCGAGCAGGGGTTCCATGAAGTCGCTCTGTATGGATTCCTTGAATTCGTTATAGGCGTCGGTGTTGAACTGGCCCTCGCTGCCGAGACCACCTTTCGGACTGTCTCCCATAATCGTCGCGGCGTCGCAGTCTCCTGCAGCGCAGGCGATCTTGTACTGCGTCATGGTCATTTCGTCGAAGTCGGTGAGGTTCGTGTCGAACTGCTGCATTTCGTCGTCGAGTCCACCTATCTTGACGCCGTAGTTATCCCGCATATTCGAGAAGAAACTTATCTTTTGGAGGAAGGTCTGAAGATTCGCAAGGGCCTGCGAGATGTCCACCTTCATCCACGTCGTGCGCTTGGTTAGGGCAAGCTGCGGCCCCTCGTTGGCGGTGCGTTCCGCGGCATAGACCCTCTCCGCGATCTTTTGCGGGACGGGGATACCGCCAAAATAGTACGTCGGCTTAAGAACGTCGGCTGGCACACCGTTTTTGATGATAACGAGGTGGGTGCGGTGGATACGAATACCGTTTACGCGCCACCATGTGGGCTCGTAGAAATGGATCGACGCTGGGTTAGCCGCGGCGTCAATATCAAGTTCGGGAGTGATCCAGTAAGGGTCGATCTGCGATATTCCTTTATAGCTGCCGGGCTTCACGTTCTTGATGTCGAAAGGCTTCTGGTAATAGAACGGGTCAGGGGAATCGACCACGGGGAGGGCGATGCGTAGCCCGAATATGCGGTTAAAGCGCGCAAACTCGACGCACTCCTTCTTGATCTTGAATTTACGATCCAGCTTACGGATTTCCGAAAAGACCTTAACGTCAATCTCCTCGTCGTCGTCGGTGGCCAGTTCGTACCCGTGGCGCATGGCGTCGCGGCAGGGCTTGGTGCAAATCTTATCGATCAGCCAGTGCTGGTTAAGTATCGCGCAGACCTGATACCCGATAAAGCCCTGCGTGGCGTACCACGCGATCTGCGCGGGAGGGATAGAATTCATCGGGTTGAGGATCGGCTTCATCGAGAGAGGATTGCCCTCGCTCGGGGCGTCCATCGCATGCGTAAAGCGCGCGCCGTTCGGGGCTGCAGAGGAGACGGTTATCTTGTCCGTCTCGTGGCCGGAGGAGTCTACTCGCTTGAAAGCGTCCGGGAGTACCTGAAAGCTGCGCGCGAGAATATCGGGCCAGTCCTCAATCCCGGGGGTGTCGATATCGGTAGAGAAAAGCGTCGACCTCCCGCCGATAGGCACGATTGCCGTCTCCCTCGCGGACTTCTTGTTCTTGCGGAATATGTCGAAGAAAGCCATCGCGTACCTTATGAGAACAACGAGTTGCGCGGGTTGTTATGATACACCGCGAGAGCCAAAGCGCAAACACAGTCATCATGGAGACCGACGGGCGCAGTATAACGGACTCCCGTCGGTGTGTATTTATATTCGAATGTCTCAAGTTCCTGTTTAATGATTCCGTCCGGTATCGTGATTTTCTTTCCCTGTATCGCGGCTGCGAGTCCTTCCATAAGCATCTGTTTGGATTGCGACGTAAACTTAAATCCTTCGTAGGTTGATCGACCGCCCATGCGCTGCAGATCATCAACTATGGGGTCTCCCACGCCGGTGGCGTCAACGTACGCTTTTGTAGCACCGACCATGCGATGAATCTTAGTCTTGGTTTCCGGCCACGGCCCCTGCCATCGTTCGAATCGACAAGTGTGTCCTTGTCGGTCAAGGGCGATCGCCACCGTCCAATCGAAAGACTTGGCCAAGTCGATCCCCCAGACAACGGGGGGCTGATTCGAAAGGGGGGCCACGATCTGGGCTATAAATTGAAGCCCGAAAGGATTTCCACCATCGTCTGATGGTTCTGCCTCGTAAAGTTCCTTGAATACGTGAGGCTGTAGCGTTCGGCGGGCGTCGTCTATTTCAGATTCCTGCAGTATCCCGGCTGCTACGGCGTCTTTCCATGTAATTTTGTCGTAATACCAGTCTGGCTCTCCCGCCTCGGCCTTACGCGCCAAGCGATAAGCAAAGTTTTGCCTCCCCTTGACGTTGCCGATCATGCGCAACTGCCCACGAGTGGCCGTGAGGGTAGAGCGCACGGCGACGAAGGCTTCCTCGCGCATGCGGGTCATTTCGTCGATAACACAGGCCCACACGTCCTCTCCGTACAGGTTGTCAGGCTTTTCCCCGGACTTGAACTGCAGCAGGGATTTATTTGGGAGTTCGATAAGACGGTCGGTCTCCCAGCACCGGATCAGATTACCGGGCAGCCCACGCTTTATGCGGTTGTAAGCAATTTCGGCTTGGGGGACGACTGGTGCTACCCACCAGCGGTTTTCACCCGGCCTCCCACGCAGCCCCATCTCGACGAGCCACGTCATGCCGCCGACGGTGTTGTGGGTAGGGATAAAGTCATCGGTAAGGTAAAGATGCGAGGGATGGTCGATCTCGATACACTGAGCTTGTGCCATGCGGGAGAATGTGATTTCCCTGAACATACGATGACCGGGCTTTATTTTGTCTCGCACCTTTAGGCGTTTGCGGGTGAGCCGAAAGCACCATTGAGCGTCGCTGAACCTAATGACCTGACGATATACGGCGCGACACGGGATGTATTTCCCATTTTTACGGTATCCATTATTATTACGCTTTCTCGTAAGGACAGTCCCACCCAGCGAGCGCACTAGCCATGTAATATCTGTCGCCAAGCGCTCAGATGTCTGCTCAATCCCCGGTTGCCCGTGCTTATCCACGAACCCATCAGTATCGAGCAAGCCTTGAAGAACGGCACGGCGTACCTCGATGCTATTAATTTTGTATATATCGGGGATGAACTTATTAAAAGAATAGCCGTCCACCCCGAGGGCGCGAACCATTTGTCGGATGTGCCTATTTTCATTCTTGACCCGACTTGCAGCTTTTCCGGATGTGATCGACCAATCACAATTTTCACCTTTGCACTTGATAATCTTGTGGTCAGCAGGAAGGACAGAACGTAAGCCCTCGATAATCTCAGGATCGGCACATGATAGCCTGACGGTATCGGAGGTCATACCCCCATCGCCCAAGAGTACCCCAAGGAGATATGGATCAATTGGAACCACGCGATTATCGAATGGAATAGGATGTAT